CGAACGACATATCTTGTGTCGGACCCATTGGTGAACCATCATCACCTGGTCCCAATGGTCCCTGAGGAGCCATGGATTGAGAACCTAGATGAGCCATCTGAGGGTCCGCTTCCTGTGGAAAACCAGGGGCAATAGTCTGAGCTATGTTCCTACCACGATATGCGTGTGAACTTTTAGTTTGTTTTTTCATCTATTATTTTCCACGACTATATTCAGAAGGTTCATAATCCCCTGTATCTTTTCTTTGTGTATAAGGAATAGTCGCTTTACTTAATTCACTAGGAGTTGTGAGAGCATTAGGTGCTATAGATTGAGAACCTTCGTGTGCAGATTGAGTTGTACCTACAGATGGGAAAGCTTCATCAATCCTTTGATTCAGTCTCTGTTGGTGTTCTTGATGATAATCAGCCATTACATATCCATACCAGAGGGAGCACCATGCTCTAGACGAGTCGGTGAACCAGAACCTACTTTACCGGCGGTATACCCACCTGGATCGTGGACTGGAGCGCCAGCACTACCGTCGTGGGACATAGAGCCTTCGTGGGCTCGTGTTGCTGTTCCTTTTAAATTATCGTAAGAAGGAACGTTATTTAGACCATATTGTACCATATTTATCCTTTATTGAAATGTCTGCCGGTTTCTACGGCTATCGTTAATGTTGCTTAGCGGTTTCTGCTTAGGTGGGACACTCATACTTACCGCTTTTCTAGGTCTTCCACCTAGTTTGCCTAGCGCTTGCATTTCCTTATTTTTTCCGTCTGGTAGCGGTTGTTTGGGCAGCAACAGCTGCTCTCTTATCTGCTGAGATAGCGTCCGCTTTTGCGAAGCCTCCGATTGATCCATATTTACGAGCAATGGCAGAATAAACTTCCTTTTCTGTTATATATCTACCAGATCCTATTGAAGAAGGTGGCGGAGGTGCAGGTGGTGGAGGTAAAGTATTTATCATACTAAACCCAATAAATTCATCTATTCTTAAATAATCTTTAGGTAATGGCCAATTATACTGAGCTGTAGGTTTATTGACACTTATTTTAGGCAATTCTCTATTGTTATTAAACCAGAATTGATCAATAGGTAAAAGAGGCGATCTGGGAAGTGGATAATCAGTTTGCTTGAATGGTGGAGGAGGCGGAGGCTTTAGAGTAGTTAAGACTAGGTTTTGAATCCATGTCTGATCTATTCTATAATCATCAGGTGTAAAATTCCATTCAAATGCAAATGGATTTAATGTTGATGTTATTCTAAAACTAGAAGTTTCGGTATAATTATAATCTACATAAGGAAGTTTTTGAGGTAATTGCCAATCATACTGATTAAACGGTAACGAAGCTATTGAAATAGTAGGAGTTATTAAGATCCTAATATTATTTTGAATAATAGGAGGAGCTAATGGTGTAGGTAAGGGCCAGTCATGTTGAGCAAAAGGTTTAATACCCAATAAAAGAGTATTAGCCGGCCAAATCCAAGTATAATTTGGAAGTCTTAAGTGATCTCTAGGATTTGAACCTTGGACAAAATGAGCCATTTACATCAAAATAGTAGAAAAGAAAGGAGTATTTACTGGCGGTTTAATTGCAATTACAAAAGCTGGGTAAGTTTGTGTTTGTGTGGGAGTAAAAGTTCCTGCTACTGTTCCAGGAGAAGCTAAAACTTTTGTATCCTCAGTTACCATAGGAAGAGCTGTATTCACTAATACAGTATTTCTAAGAGTAAAACCAGTTCCTGCAGTTGGTGTTCCTGTGCCTCCAGAATTAAAACAACCACCTACAATTATATCGTTAGGTATAGTTGTGGTCACATTACCAGAAGTTATAGCATCTGTAGTGACTGACCCAACTACTGAATTCTGTCCAGTATGCACATCGGTAGGATTCGAAACTCCTAAACACCCGCTCTCTTCAATAGCTATAAGAGATATCGTACCTGATTGAGTTGAACTGGCAACTACAGATGTAGGAGAACCTGAAATGTTTCCTAAAATAAATGTAGCTGTTTGCGAATTAACACCACCGGTAGTTATACTATCGAGTATGGCTGCAGACACGCCCCCTACCGTAACTGATAAAGTAGGAGTAAACCCATTTTGAGATACAATACCCCATACAGTATTACCTGTAGTAACTCCAGCACCAAATGTTGCTGTTAAAGTACTTTGAGAAGTAGCTCCTGAAGTAGCTGTAGTTCCTTGAACAAATGACATAAATTATAGTCCACACGGTACGGTTATAAGACTACGCATTACTCTGACATTTACACCATCCCAATACAAACCACCGCAAATACCTTTACACCATACTGGATAATCTGGATTAGGTGCACATGTTTTATTAGGCAACTGATAACCCTTACCAGAACATCCTGCGCAAGAGGCTTGCAAATCGGAGATTATAGATGGTACTGTTAAAGTTGACGTTAGCGGATCATATCCCATGCATTGAGTCACACTCTGAAAAGAACTACAATTTGGAGGACCATTCTGATTATTGATTAAATCAGTTACATTAGTGAATAAAGGATTTGTATATATGTTTATGCCGACATTCGCACCATTGAATGCCACTGCATTATTTCCTGGGTCACAACTACCAGGGCAACTGGTATGTGCACCTTTGAGTATATTTTCAACGCCAGTACCTCCGATTACGGCATTTGGCTGCGGATTTCCAACTTCAAGAGCAAAGACCCCACCACCTCCAGTATTCGTTGAATTTGGTTCTTGAACTATGTTTTTACATAGAGTAGTGGCCCATGGACTTGTTGAACCATTAAATGTAATTCCTCCATAATTTCCACCTACTGGAAATCCATTAATACTGTTATTATACATAGTATTATTACAAATATTAAAGGGAGTTTGTATTCCTATTCCACCACCAGCATAAAAGATATTTATGCCAAATGTATGGCTTGTGTAAATAATATTATTAGTTAACACAGTCTTTTGAGAATAATTTAAACGATCAAAAGAATCTAAATTAACACCCTCCCCATCTGAATTCGAGGAACATCCAGGACCTACTGAATTCCACACGCCGTTGCCATGAATAAATATGTGCGTGCCAGCAACCGTATCAAAATTCTGTGGACTGACGGGATTAATTGAACCTCCGCACACAGATGGTCCGTCAGTATTTCCACGCTCGGCTATATTTCCCACTACCGCCCAATAATCAAAACTTGTCGTACTTGCACAAGGACCGGCTAAAAATGAAGAACCTGAGTTTATGCTTTCATTATTGATAAAGGCAACATGATGTAAAGTTGACGCAACGGAACACGCATCCATAAAGAATGAACTACTTTGACCGCTAGTATTAGGAGTAGTCGATGACCAACCCATAACAGCCCAATTACTCTTGTTAATATCAAAAGTATTTCCACTACTAGTCAACGTATTATTACATGCACCAACAAACGTACCACCGCAAAGCATGGTAGCGAAGTATATTCCTCCAGTACTGTCTATTCCACCGCTGGTTGATGGACAATCTGACGATGTACCCCAGGTATTGAACTGTCTTGCATAATTTCCTGTAGCATCAATTATTACATCTCCACACTTTACAGAATGATTTGGTGTCAACCATGCAGTAGCTGGAGTCAATCCATTATTAGCATCATTTCCGGTTTGTGAAAGATAGTAAAGATGTAAAGGCGTAAAAATAGGATCACTTGAAGATGGAACAAAAGAAGGGGGAGTCACTACAGGTTGAGCTGTTGCAACTGTTATTGAAATACCTACTATTGCTACAAGAGATAAAAAGAAAAGACCTATTGTTTTAATCATGGTATTGTGAACACCGATAAATTTTGAATAACATCACCTGTTGCTTGAAATAAGAAATTAACATTAATACCGTTTGATTCTGCTTGTGTAAGCGCATAGTCATATTGACCATTTCCTAAGTTAGTTACTATTCCTAGGCCGGTGGATTGTGCTCCACCGTCCTTTGAAACAATTACAGAGACAGAAGCGGAAGGATCTGCTATTCCTGACGTAGAAAACATACAAGCGGTAATATGTTGTCCAGGTATATTTTTATGAAGACCTCCTGTTAAGAACATTAGGTTTTCAGGTAATGCGTTACTAGCAGGAGCAGTCATTAGAAAACTCACACAATTTCCATTGGTTTCTGCTTGAGATGGAGAATAATTATATATTCCATTTCCTAATTCTGTTACTGCGCCTGAACCAGTAACTTGTGGACCGCCGTCAGCAGATGTTCGAACTGTTACTCCAGAACCTAATCCTATTAGTGGTAAATCATCAGTTACTTTGATTAAACCAAATGTAAAGTTCTGACCAGCAACATTCTGCAGGAGACTCATATCAGATAGATTTCCTATTACAACTGGAGTACCAGCACTAAATGTAATTCCTGAGCTTCTGAATGTGATGGCCATAAAACATCAATACGGCTCGTAAATAATATGAACGTTAGAAGTAGTAGAAGAGCCAGTACCTGCTGATAGATTCAAGAGCATTGCCTGACCGAAGGTTACGGGAGGGCCTGCTGCAAAGACAGCATTACCAACTAAAGTGAACTGTTGGGTAGGAGCTGCATTCCAGCGTATAATGCCACCGAAGGTATTAAGACCGACGTTGATCTTAGCTGCGGTAATAGCATTAGATGCTTGCGGTTGTGTAGTTGTAGCTGCAATGTATGTAGTGTTTGCAACAGGAGTTGAATTCGACTGCATAGGACCGTCGCCATTTGGAGCAGCTAGGGCAGTAGGGCCGCCAGTCTGTGCAGTAGAAATGGGAACAAATGAGAATGCACCTATAGTTGATGCAGATGCAGTACCAGAAATAAGAATCTCATTAATGTCCGTCACTTGAGTAGTGGACGAACCCACCATTGCCATATAACCACTAGACGTTGCATTGGTTGCAAGAGCAGTCGGAGGAAAGGTTACTCCATACGTATGGAAATTTCGTTTAGCCAATTTTATTATTCCTTAAGGTTAACTAAGAAGGAATGACCTTCTTCTAATTGTTGTGTATAAGTTTTATGTACATAGTCAGGTAATCTTTGCTCTATACCACAATTATCACAAATATACTTATTGCAAGCTTGACAATAAGATCTTTCTCGTGTACGGTGTGGGTTCATAATAACAACAGTACCACAATGACTACAATGATTGGTCTTAGCTTCATAGAGTTTTTCTCCAGATGCTTCCGTACTGTATCCTAGAGCCTTGGCTTCTTCAGGAGTAAATCCTGGAGATGCTCTGTGGTCTAGCATTAAATAGCCTTCGTGTAATTGTTTATTAGAAATAGAATGAATATTACTCATACCTACTATTATACACTAATTAGAAAAGGATGTCAAGAAGAAAATGAAGATTGGTAAAATATATATTATGGAAGAAGATGAAGATAAACCTTGGATCAAACTAGAGTTCAATGTAGATGGGATGCTTAGTTGGAAGAATGTAGATAATATTAAAATAGTCGGTATTGGATACGAATCATATGACAATGCTGAACAGATTTGATTTCATCTCTTATCTGAAGAGACACCTAATGTTGGGTCAAGTAGATCCTTGGAGAAAGACATTAGAGGATGAACCTATTTATACTTTGCTATTAGATCTCAACACTGCTTATGAAGAATGTAAACGTTGGTCCAATCAAGATATTTCAAGACAAGAGTTTATTGATTATCTTAAGATAAACGATATTTATTTGTTCAAGAACGTAGATGAATTTAAAACAGTAAAAGAAAAGAAAAAACCTAAGGAATCATCTGTTAAGACTAAGAAATCTATGAGTCAAGAACAAAGGGAAATCTTACGAAATCGTATGATTAAAATCAACAGTGAGAGAAAAGGCTCGATCTCCGAAAACCCTCAGTAAGTTCCTGAGAAAAACCTCAGTAAAATCGTAACTCAGATATAATCTAGCGTCGAATCTTTTTTACTGAGGTTTTCTTGATATTTATCAATAAGGAGAAGTAATGAAGAAATGTAGCAATTGTGGATGGATTTACAGGAAAGAAATCAAAGAATGTCCTCGTTGTTTTAGTTTGGATTATATAAATGTATGAATTATTAATAGCAATTCCTATTTCTATTATCTATGTGGGATTTATATTTTATATGGGTAAAAGAATTAAATATTCTCGAACATTATTTTTACCGAGATGTAGTTATTATAAAAAATTGTTCGATACTTCTAAGGTGTAGAAATGGAAAAACATTATTTATTAGACTCTAGTGTTTCTAAAGAAGATAGAAAGATTATTACTGATGCATTTAGAAACTTTATTAAATTTCATGAAGAGAGAATAAAATTGGCGAGTAATTCTCGAGGTGTAGTTCACCGCGCCTACCCCCCGGGGTGTACCCCCTGCTACGGGTGGTGGCGGGAGGGTCATATTGTAGCCAAAGCTACACTCTGATACGCATAGTATGTATGTTAGCATACCTTACATACTATAGCTTACTACGTAAAGTGTAGCGTATATATAGCGTATGTAATACATGCGTAATCCTATATTAGGTCGGAAAAACACCGAATAGCCGCATTTGTATTTGAATAACGCACTCGTTAACAAATCTAATGATGGCGTAATTATTTGTCTCTCACCTTGATATTACCTTAATGCAGCCTTGACAATGACACAATCAAGGATTAGAATGATATCAACAATAAGAAAAGACTATCACTTGATGATAGTGCTGTTTCTCATCGTTAACCAGACCCAAGCATTGCCTACACCTTGCCCGTTCAAGAGGTGGAAGCAATGTACGACTATTCAATACATCGGACTATTAATGGTCCGCATAATCCGCAATGGTCCTTTGTTGAGGATAAATGTTGTGAACGTGCGGAATACCATTGGCGAAAGAAAATGGCCGCAGACAAATGTGAAGTACAATGCGCCCATTGTAAACGTATCTGCGAGTTCAACGATTACATCCGTGGTGTTAAACCAATGGATAAACCAAACTATCTCGTTCCTGCTATTCGATACGAGGTAGAGTTTCAGTACGATCGTGTAATCTTATGGACTAAACTAAAGTCCTGGGATTACTTCTATCTAGCCTCAACATACTAACATACCACGGGCAAGATGCGGGCAATGCAAGGGTCTACAACATCAAGGTGAATACAATGGCACGTATGTCTCAGACACGTACAACCACCAAGCCTGTTGCTGAACCGAAGTCTCCGTCTGCGGATGCTATCGCAGAGTGGAAGAAACAACAGGCAATGAAGGATACAGACCCTGTTGCTGCCAATGTGCAGGTTAACGTGTATGCTGAAGATGCAGAGATTAACGCCATGCTCACCCGTGCAGGTGAGTTTGGTATCGCACTCGACAGCCATGCTGAGTATCAACAGGGTGCGAGTGAGATAGCCAAGGCTAAGGAAGTTGATGACTACAAGGCAATAGCGTTTCTGAAATACCTAGAGACGTTCCTGTCATCGGCGCAATTGGCTTATTTACCGTGGCCCGGTATGACCAAGTCTGAAGCGGATGCAAAGAACATTCGCAACACTGCCTCTAATGAAAGCCCGTTACTGTTCGACAAGCCTGTGAACAGCGGTGGGCGTTCTAAGGTAGAGACGTTCTACGGTAAGCTAATCAAGAGCACGAAACTCGGTCAAGAGGCGCAAGCAATCCTTGACGAACTCGACAAGGAAGAGGCCAGAGCAAAGCTTACTCCGAGTGAGGCACGGGAACGTGGTAACTTTGTTGCTGATAAATCATCGGCAACACGGCGTCTCAACAATCTGGTATCTGCCATGCGAACGGCAGCGCATGTGCATTTGCTCATCAAAGACATCACAAAGAAACTGCCGCATATCGTGATTGAGTGGATACGGGAACCTACCGAAAAGGAAATACCGAAGGATTCCGACCTTACAATGCTCAACATTCCGGAAGCAGGGGAAGTTGTGCATTCCACTCAATGCCTCATGATCTACAGCACCAAGGGTTATGCTTCCCCAGCTCAAGCCTATAAGAAAGCCCGACCCTTCTCGCTCGGATCATTCAAGAGGTGGAAACCGGATCGTGCAATCGAGAAGGCATCCAAGAGATTGACTGCACCTAGCGTTACGGTCGATGATCTTATCGATAGTGCGAAAACTCCGCCTAAAACACCGGCGCCCGGGTCTGTTCCCAAGGCGCGAGACGTTACCAACTGGACACAATTGGTGGAAAACCTAGACGCCATCGTGACCTATGAAATCGGACAACCGGCAACCCAAGGCGCACGGTCTGCCGAGTTCGCAGGTAGCATCGGCGCTACTGACGACACGCTCTATTCCGCGTATCAACTCTATCGAATGTTGCGTGCAGCATTCGACGGCAACCCGGCACTCGAACCGAAGGCAAAAGAAATCCACGCGGCGCGCACCAAGATATAATCCCGACTAACGACAACCCCCGGCCAGCAATGGCCGGGGGTTTTTTATTGTCCTCTTTATAGTCCTATTCCTATTTAACCTATAGCCTAGTAAAACTAGACATAGGGAGGGAGCGAAGCAACGACCTGTCACAAACGCCAATGAAGCTGGAAAACTTTGAAACACAAATAATATTAAGAAACTAATATAATTGATAAATAGTTTTTATGAAGTATGTGTGCATATATGTAAACGAGACTTACCAATTTGACAAGATGACTAAATTAGTTTACTATATGGGTATAATCGGAGATAAGGGAATGAGAGTGATAACATCAGTTAACTCACAGGTTATCGAACAGATAGGTTACGACACGTATACCCGTACGTGCCACGTAATCATTAACGGTTCTACTTATTTCTATTTAAACGTTTCATTTAAAGACTTCCGTAGGTTCTATGAGGCTGACTCCAAAGGATCGTTCTTCAATAGGTATGTACGGGGGAGGTGGTGATGTCTAAACGTCCACGTAAATCAGGGATGCGACGTGCATATCTCAAGAAGACTTCGCATAGCTACGACAACAGTCCAGATAGCACGTTAAAAGCTGCTATTGGACTAGGTAGAAACATCAATCCAATAACAGCTACTCCGAATAGAGCTAGGCTGTGGTTGGATAAGAATAAACACACACCGACCATGACCAAACCTATGGTTGAGCGTGTAGAGTCATGGCGTGTTGCTGTTAAAGAACAGACAAATGAATACTCTTGTGTATTAGTTGATACACCTCTACGGCGTGTACGTTTATTCTTTACTGGTTTCTCTGTTCGTGAAACTTACTGGTTTACTTGGTTTGATCCTATACTTGAGACTGAGCGAGTCTCAATAACTTACGGTAGTAAGGTGATTGCCATGGGTCACTTTGCTAAAGGATCAATCACATGGAAATAGGTGAATGAATGTGCAAAGTGAGGTTGACACATGACGATGTCTGGACTTGTCCTAGTAAGCTTGACTGTGCTTTGCATGGCAATTGCTTACAGCAAGTACATAAGGGTTATCACGCATGTGCGCCATATCCCGGTGCACCAAACTACAAAGTACCTGCCCGATATCACGAAAACTACTACATTCTAGCAAACTTCTTTACACTAATGAGGCATCTATATGAGAAAGATACGGGGGTGTAGAGTATGCACACTGGGTGATTGTATGTGTCACCGAGTGATTCGATGGAACAACATACGCAACATACAGACTCCTCCTGATTTTCAGGAGGGATACCAGCGTAAGTATTTGATTAACACTTACCACATCGATCCTTCTGATAGGACGAACGCCGACAGATACATTGAAATCTTACAGAACTGGAACTTACCTGCGTTCCATCCTAATCGCAGGTACCAAGGGGATGATGGATATCGCAGGTTTATCCATGATCTCGATGCACTTAAACCCAAACCTGTACCATGGTGAAACATGACCACTACCAAACAAGCGTTTCTTCTCAACGATGGCGCTCGCTTTAGGTTTATGGGCGAAGAATATAAACTCATAAGCCAAGATGAGTACTACGACGGCGAAATCGAAGACACCAAGGGACAGCGGCATAACTTTAATACATGTGCAACAGTGGAGCTTATTGAAGATGGGCCGGATAATCCTGTTGTTAATCCTTCTAACAACTAGTCCTCTTCACGCTCAACAACGTGGGATGTACTGGAATGATTGGAGTCAGCAATGGGAATGGCGGGGTGGTGGAGAACCCACACGTCCATATCCTCCTGGTCCCTCATATCCAGAGGGACAAATACCCAGGCGAGACTTAGATTGCCTGGGTGAGAACTGTTACCGTGAGTATCGAAACTTCAACGGTAGGAGAAAGGAGATATGCTATCGACCTAATGGTCAGGCATATTACTGTTACTACTAGCTTCAGTCCTACTGCATTCGATAAGTGCAGTAGAGCGGGGGCCAGCAACGGAGAACATCCCATGGCTAAACTTACCAAACATACACCACCTCCCGCACCTCCTCGTGAGATTAGTGCTAAGCCTGTTGTATTTGATCCTACGCCTAAAGAAGAAAGAAGACCGGAGCCTGTTGATATGGATGCTGCCATACTCAGTGAGTTGAAACATGAGTTGGCAATAGCATCAATAGTTATGCATGTGTGGAAGACAAAACCGCGTATCTTCAGGATGATATGCATAGCTGTTGATGTGGATTATATGGATATTTATGAGTGGGCGAAGGAGAAATTAAGATGCACCTGATCCCTGATCTACACCCACATATGTGGGTTGAATTGACTATAATCCTGATTGCTTTGTTCATTTACTTTATCTTCAGGGATAACAGGAGGCAATGACAGGATGGCATGGCGTGTATGCAAAGTACCGGGTTGCCGTAAGAAGAAACCAATACAACCGTTTGGCACAACTACGAGACATCCTTGGTTGTGTTTCGTACATAGACAAGAACTTCAACAACAAAGAATAGATCACTTAGCCCGAGTAGCTAATGTTAAACGATTAACTAGACTCTTTACCTCGAAATAAAACCTCCGCGTGATACCGGAGGTTTTTCCAGCCGCTCATTCACGCCTCAGACCCGTGAATGCATCTGCAGGGATGTCGGATGTGAGCTGTACCCCAGCGTGGCTCGCGGTTGGTTTTTTTAGCTGGCGAAAGCCAGCGTCGACGTTGCCTCTTGGCAACTCGAAAGCCTGGAGAGAACGCTTCCCCACGGACCCCCGGCGAACTCTCTGGGCCTCGCCCCTCAGTATCTTAGCTTGCCCTTGGGTACTGAGGGGCACTTATTCTCATGGGACTCTGTTAAGGAGAAATCTCAGCCTCGTAGGCAAGCGAAGATAAAGCTGTTGAAGACGCGAGCCTGTCCTTCAACTAACAGAGTCCCACCAGAATAAGACATGGAGCAGAACATGTTCGAGGCGATGGTTGCTTACATAGACACATCTCAATTTGTTAAATGGATGCAACTCAATCCTCTACTATTCTTAGGAATACTAGGATTTTGCTTAGTTACGAGTTACTTTTTCTTTCCCCTTGTAGTCTCCATCTTTCTCTATCTTAGAAACAAACGTCTAAGATGGAAATGGTGGATACTTAGGGGGAAACAAATGAGTAAAAGGGCAAGAAACTTCGAACTAGCGGAGGCTTTAGATACTTTGCTAGCTGAGTGGGTTACTAAAGGAAAACTAACACGAAAAGAAAAACGTCGTTATCTACGAAACCTAGAAATGACGTTTGAACTCGAACCAGGAGACTTGACACCACGGCCAAACGTGCATGAACGCAAACGTCGAACACTTGGTCGCTTATCTGCTGACACAGCGAACAAGTTTACTGAGAAAGTGTCAGCAGCCTCACAACCACTCACAAAACGGTTGTCTTCCCTTATATCTGGAAAGGTATAACACATGTCGACTGTTAGCCGGACTTGTTTGATCTATTCGAACAAAGGCAATCTTCCTCCGGAAGATTACTTGGCACGAGCCGCTGCCAAGTATAACTCTTGGTATGGCTTTGCATTCGTACAAGACGGCGAGATCATGTACGACATGGCCGCCGAGAGTGCTACTGCCGACGGTATCAAACGTTTTCTTCAAACCGAAGAGATCAAGGGAGTCGACAAGATCGTCATCCTCGGCAAGGAAGCGAACAGTGTCACTCTTGATCCGAAGGACTCGAACCATCCGAACATTCAACCGATCATCCTGATCGAAGACGGCGAAGGTGACGCCGCGATACCCAAGTGTCTCGTGTTCATCGACGGCGAGTTCCCTGGATTGGAAATGAACACCGCGCCCGAAGGACGACCGTATCTGTTCTGCGGTCAGTATCTCAATCCCAAGATACAGGAGAAATGGGAAGACTCTGGTGGAGATATTGCGAAGTTTCTCGACAAGATCAAACGTCCCGTCTTCCAGACGGACATCGAGAACTACGACAAGGAAATCTCTGTTGCCGTACTGTGTCCCGGTGACGGCGGTTTCATTTACTTCGCAGCGAAGGACTCTCACGATTACCCGTGGGGTTTTACCAACGATACCTGTGGATGGGAGGACAAAGTCCCTACGACTGGGAGTCCCTCTTCATCGTCAGTGACTCCTGGTAAGCGGGGAAAGTTCTCAGCTTCGATGATGAGTGGTACGAGTGCAGCGGCTGCGAGCACTGCAACTGGGGCCGGTTCAACGGGCGACACTTCTACTTCATCAGTTGTCCTATACGAAGGACAGATGCCCGCTAACATTATCAAGGCTGCTGATATGAAAGCCTTGTATAAGAAATATCACGGACGTGACGAACCTCCGGGATGGAAGAACGGTAGACCATGGGTGTCTATTCTCCCCAATATGGTGGACAACGCACGGCAACAGGGATGGAACGTTCGTACATCAAAACACCTCGCTGCTTCGTCTCCCATATCAGCTGGCGGTACAGAGGCTCCGCCGCAAATCCTCAATGATGTGATGAAGGAGAAACTACTGAAGTTCGTCAGTGCTATCGATGCGAACACTCAGCAAGTCGTATCTCCTGAAGAAATGGAGAAGAACGAGACAGCGTCCCCAACATTCTGGGATGAGACTGGGTGGACTCTTGAGACTGGAATGAAAGTCTTCGGAGGACCGAAGGAAGAGCACCGTACTACATTGATTAAAGAAAATCCCACTGCTGCTGCGAAACTCATTCGTGACTTGTGTTACGCTCTCTTTCGCCAAGAAGCTCAGATCGAAGCGCTCACAGAACCTACGTCTGGAGCATCAACTAAGCCTCCGGTTGTTGCTACCTCAGCGAAGAAGTTCTCCATGAGATAGTACGCAGTCTACCCTAGGACCCCCAGGACTGCGTACTTAGCCGCCAAAGGCGGCGGCAGCCCCCGGTCTTGCGCCACGCTGGATCGGGGGCACTACAGTACCGTGGCCGAACGGTTCAGGCACACGACCGATAATCGTGCTAAGGTGGTTCGACTCCACCCGGTACTACCATTAATTAGTCAATTTACGCGGAGTCACCACGATGCAGAGCCCATTCAGCAAGAAGAAGATAAACCAAGATTGGTTGAATAAGATTGCAGAGGAGACTGAATGTACATCCGATGCACCGGAGTTGGCACGTTGTGACTTCCACAATCTCTTTGTCATAGACGATATGCAAAGAGGGAGAAAATACCACAAGATCTTATCCGAAGGTAATGCCACACTAGTGGCAACAGCCTTCACTGAAGCACAGTTTCATTGTTGGAAACGTGTTCCCGATGAACCTGAGACAACCGCCATACAAAGTACAACTGATGTAGTGACTAGTCCTGAAGAAATATTTACAGTAAAAGAAGGAAAGAAAATATCATTAGGCTTTGCCTATGATCTATCCCCTCCTGTGCGTAAGAGAGAACTTCCTCCTGCTCCGCCTATCAGCGTGAGCGAGTCTCTCGTCATCGCAATCCCCAAAGAAGATCAACTAACCACCACTGAATGGGTCGAAGCCAATAGACATCGTAATCGTTACGATCATTGGGCTAAGATCAAAGGTGAACTGTGGAAAGTACCATCTGACCATTTCTATTCTCTTGACAAATTCATGGGAAATGGTAAAGTATTCAAACGTAGCCGAGTGTTGCTTGAAGTACCGTTGAAGATGCTATATCGCAATGGTTCGCACACTCACATCGAACGAGTTATTCCCACACAAGAAGCCTACATGTACATGGGTGTACGTGCGTTCTGGGAACCTCAGATCGATGGAGGCTACTATTTTCAACCCATGCCCATTTACAACAACAGTAGTCTGAATAGAAAATACTATTGCTATACCAAACTGGAGGATTAAACGAGTACAATCATTGAACAACACATTCCCTGTGACCGTTGTGGTTCTTCAGATGCTAAGTGTATTTGGGACGACGATCATGGGTTTTGTTTCTCTTGTCAACACTATTTTCCTCCAAGGGGATCGGAGCGATCCGAAGCCAAGGAATATACATATGAGTATGTTCCTTGGCGTGGGGTAACAAGAGAGACAATGCAATTCTACGGCACCAAGACTAAAGTCGATGGTGATGGTAAACCCATTGAGATTATATTTCCTTATCCTAACAATGCTAATAAGATTAGAAAGATTGCGGATAAAGAGTTTAGAACTGAGGGTGATACAGCCAAAGCCGGTTTATTTGGTCGTGATAAATTCTCGGCCGGTAGTAGCAAGTTCGTTACTATCTGTGAAGGAGAACTCGATGCTCAATCGCTCTATCAAACTCTCCACTCTCCTGTGGTCAGCGTTCGTAGCAGTACTACTGCTGCTAGCGACGTTGCTTTGGATCGATCCTGGGTTGACTCTTTCGAGAGGATATACCTCTGCTTTGATAACGACAGAGCAGGCAAAGAAGCTTTATCACTCGTTGCCCGGTTATTCGACTATAACCGAGTATTTCAAGTAAAGCTTTCCAAAAGGAAAGATCCGAATGAATATATCCAGGCAGGTGAGGCAGCAGAGTTAAAGCATATCTGGTGGAACTCCAAGAATTACCTGCCTGATACTATTGTTTCTTCCTTTGAAGAGTTTGAAGAAATACTAAGTACTGATCTACAGTACGGTTTCCCATATCCGTGGCAAACACTTACGGATATGACTTATGGTATCCGAACATCGGAGTCTGTTCTTATTACTGCAATGGAAGGCGTGGGCAAGACAGAGTTCATGCACGCCATTGAGTATAAGTTCCTAAAGGAGACTGATGAAAATGTTGCAAGTATCTTCCTCGAAGAACCAAAGCGAAGACATCTTCAGAGCATTGCGAGTCTTGAGCTCGGTAGACCTGCGCATATTCCCGCGCCTGATCTATCACAAACTGATATCATGGCTGCTGTCCGAAAAGCTATACAGACGGATAGCCGTTACCACCTGTACAACCACTTTGGGAGTGTGGATCCAGACACACTACTCGACGCAATTCGGTTTCTCCGTACTGCCCGTGGCTGTAGGCGTATCCTGTGCGACGGTATTACTCTGGGGGTTAGCGGTCTTCAAGGAGAAGATGAGAGGAAAGCTCTCGATTACCTCACTAACAGATTAGAAATGATGGTGAAGGAATTAGACTTTTCTTTCATCTTCAGTAGCCACGTGAATGATAACTATCAAACACGTGGTTCCCGTAATACTTCTAAGGTTGCGGATATCCGTATTGATTTAACTAGGGACTTGACCAATGCCGACAACACCATCAGAAACACCACAGATATCTCAGTCTCAAAGAACAGATTCTGTGGACGAACTGGACCTGCTGGTCGACTCTTATTTAACCCTAACACGTATTCCTACGTGGAGGCAGCCAATGACAACCAACGGGAGATGGCAGCGTGAAACTCCTCACTATTGCACTTGCGGCAATGTTCATATCTTTCACTGCACATGCAGGAACTGCGAAGCAATCCGAATTGAATTGGTTAGAGACAATCATTCAAACTCTGACAGGAACGCAGGCCACGACGGAGAACCCAAAGACTATTCATACGACCATAAGAAAAAGCCACCTCCACAAACATGGCCACCGACATGCCAGTACAATCCACAAGTCCCATGCATCTGCTGGGGTTACGAAATCCCCTGTCCACACAAAGAACGAAAAACTCTATGAAGAGTTCCAAATCTGGTACTACAAACAATTATTCAACCCTATGGCACCAGAGTATCAAAAATGAACAAGCTACGACAAATTGTTGAGATTGCGCGTCTTAATATGAACGATAGAGGAGACACTACAATACCTCGATTTTACATTATGAAAGCAATTGCAACAATGGAAGACGCTGAATTCAGAGATCTTTCTCGAATTATAAGCTTGGGATTTACGGAGGACATGCAAGATGTCTAGTAGGCACATCCTTACGGAAAGCTCAAAGTTTCCAGGAATGTGGTTGATCTGTTATCCAGATGGAACATTGAGCGATATGCTGAATTATACAAGAGCATACGATTATATAATGGAGGTTAATAATGAATTTGCACGAAAAGGAGAAAGAATTGGAGAACTCAGAAAACCAGTCCAACGTCGTAGCCCTAAGCGACGTAGACCGAGCGGATAGGTATCCAGATTGGTTGACACCTATGAACAGACTTAGTAAATTTGTAGTTAAAGAACGGGATCGATTTCATCCTAGTCCGTTTTTACCATCCTACACAAAGATTATTAATCATGAAGAGTGTGTAGAATTGATAGAGCATCACCCTAGTGGGGACACAATACAATATGCTATTGCTAAGGCATTTTGTGTTAAATATATGTTGGTAGAGATAGTAGATGAATATACTGGGACCGTATAATGCTGCTGATTGGAAACTGCTGTTAATATTGAAGAATAACTTCAAGAAGAAGCATTTATACGCTACAGAAACAGCATTAGTGAAAGAAAAGCAATTATATTTAAAAATAATACATAAATAGTTAAAATAATGCTTGACAAAGGATATTTTATACTGTAGGTTAACACCTTCTTCTTTTCCCTTTTTCTTCTTACAATGAAAATAAGATAGATATAACAGCCGGTATATAAGAGGCGTAATATAACCGCCGATAACCCAAGAGGCGTAATACAGCCGGATAAGGAGGCGTAGTGTTAAGATTATTTAAGATTACTGATCAAGACATAATAGCTTTAAGAGAAGTTATTGAAGGTTGTTATTTCTTTGAACCTCAAGATAAGATTAAAGACTACTATGATAAAGTAGATTACTTTAAACAGTTATTTGCTAAAGATATATTTGAAGAAGATTGTATTTGAGAGTAGTTATTGATATAGAAGCCAATGGTAAAGATAACCCTACTAAGATATGGGTTATCTGTTGCTTGGATATCGACACTGGTGAACTACATACCTTCAGGAGAGTCAGTGATGATCCCGTACAGAAAGAAAAGTTTCTGGATTTTAGTAAGTGCGTTGATACTTGGATTGGCCATAATATTATCGCTTATGACCTCCCCGTTCTCTCCTCTCTTCTTTCTCTTCAAACTCCTCCTATTAATTGTAATCGGTGCATTGACACTCTTATTGTTAGCAAACTTAATAATTACTCCAGAAGACAGGGACACTCTCTAGAGTCTTATGGAGAAGAGCTAAACTACCCCAAGAACCTCTTCTCCGACTGGTCCAAGTACTCTCAAGAACTGGAGGATCGCTGTGCAACAGACGTTAGACTTGGTCTACTGGTTTACAATGCTCTGCTCAATAGTTACATTAAGCATAGCTGCAATAAGTCCGCAATCACTCTCGAACAAGAGTTTCAGCAGGATTGCCTGGAGCTTAGCAATACTGGCTTTGGGTTTGCCACTCCTAAATGCCATGTTCTTCTAGAGAAGGTAACCAAGGAACTTAAGGAATTAGACGATGACATCGGACGATCCTTTCCTCCAAGACTTTATTGCATTCGTGAAATCACACCGAAGTACACCAAATACGGGACTCTTAATAGAACGGATTTCAGGTGGGTACCAAGTGGTGATTTATCGGAGTACAATGGAGGCTCGTTTTGTAGATGTGTATTCAGACCATTCAATCCCAGCTCTCATAAACAAATTATTAGCGTCTTGTCTAGTGCTGGATGGCATCCAACAAGCAAAACAAAAACACACATTGAGGCCCTCCGCAACAGACAGACTCTCCCAAGCAGGCTTGAGGAGATACAAAAGACCGGGTGGAAGATCAACGAAGAAAACTTAAGTACTTTACCTTCTACTGCTCCTGGTCCTGCCCGTGCCCTTGCTAGGCGCATCCTCCTTGAGTCCAGACGTCGAACCCTAACTGAATGGTTGGGGTTAGTATCTAACGACTCGGACCGCATTCATGGACATTTCTTATCCATAGGCGCCTGGACTCATAGGATGGCTCACCAGAAGCCAAACATGGCTAATATTCCCAATATCCATGATCTGGATGGAAAGGTTAAGTTGTTGGGAGCAGAGATGCGTGCCTTGTTTATCGCCCCGAAAGGTAGACTTCTAGTCGGGGTTGATGCTGAAGGAATTCAGCTCCGCATCTTTGCTCACTACATCGACGATGAAGAATTTACTTACGCCCTAGTCCATGGAAAGAAGGAAGACAAAAGTGACCCACACAGCCTCAACCAGCGAATATTGGGTAGTGTATGTCGAAGTAGGGCAGCTGCCAAGCGCTTCGTCTATGCGCTTCTCCTCGGTGCGGGAATTGGAAAACTTTCTGAGATTCTTGGATGTGAACGAACACAGGCGGAAAGTGCTCTTACGAAACTTATGGAGCGTTACACCGGCTTCGACTACCTTAAGAGAACTACCATTCCGAGGGATGCTCGTAGAGGCTGGTTTACAGGCTTGGATGGACGACGCGTTAATATACCTGGAGTGGACGTGGGCGAGAGAAGGCATCTGGCTATGTCTGGGTATCTTCAGTCGGGAGAAGCCATTATAATGAAGAAAGCAAGATTAAGTTGGAAGAAAAAGATTGACTTAATCTTTCCAAAGGAATATAACATAAAGTTAGTTAACTTCGTACATGATGAGTGGCAAACAGAAACACCTAATGATTTAATGATTGCTCATCAAGTAGCGGAAATACAATGTCAATCTCTAGTAGAAACAGGAGTAGAACTTAAACTAAAGTGTCCATTAGCAGGTAGCTATGGAGAGAGCCACAATGACCCGAAGACCTGGACGATTGGTAGTAACTGGAAAGTCACTCATTAGTTGTCAAGGAAAGAAAAGATATAGATCGGAAGGTGAAGCAAGAAATGCAAGAGCTAGATACCTTAAACAATATGGAGAAAACGGAACTAACGTTTACCACTGTCCAGTCTGTTTTGGCTGGCACTTAACAAGAAGGCAATATAAAAGAAAGAAATGAAAACATATACATTTGAATTTGAATATATGGTACCAGAGTTTGCTACTGTGACTGTGGAGACCAAAGAAGATGAGATGCCAAAGATTAAGGATTTGGCAATGGCAGAGTTTACCCGGATGTACCCAGAAGCCATTGATCCGGAGATTGTTAATACTACCAGTGACTGAATACGTTTATTTAAGTGGTAAGTGTAAGTGGTGTAAGACTACTGCACCTAATCAATTCGGAGATTGGAAGACTGACCTTTATCCAGATGATAAATCTTTAACAAAGATTATGGAACTTAAGGCAAGAGGTCTTAAGAATACTCTGAAGAAAGATGAAGATGGGCCGTTCATAGCCTTCAAACGTCCCATGACAAAGATGATGAAAGGCAGAGCAGTTAACTTTACAAATCCAGTAGTGCTTAATAAAGATGGAGTTCCTATTAATGAAGCAATAGGCAATGGTTCGGAAGTTACACTTAAACTATTGATTTATCCATTTATGTCTCCTGGTGGTGCCAAAGGTATTGGTGCTAGATGGGAGTCAGTGCGAGTAGATAACTTAGTTCCCTGGGAACTGAAAGACTTCGCAGAACCAGCCGAAAGAGAAGCTATCTTTGGACTTAAAGAAGCACCTAAAGGTGATTATAACTTTTAATAATAAGGAGAATAACATGTATCTTACTACAGAGAAGATTAACATCAACGATGCGGACTCAACACGTTCTCACTATGTGAGAGCATGGTCCACCCGAGAAGCAGCTGAGGATTATGCTAAGCGTAAGGCTCAGGCTAACAATGGTGCACCCGAGTCCCAGGTATTCATGCTTATTTCTACTACCAAGACTTCAGGTGTCTATGAGTCTGAGGTTAAACTAGTCTAAAAACAAGAAGGAAACAAGACCAATGTCTTTACCCGTTAAAGAACAATGGATGGATGGTGATTGTTTTAATCGGTTTAACACCAGAGAAGAAGCCATTGCATCTGCTACTGCACATGCACAGCGTGGACAGTATGATGTGCTGATCTGGAGGTCCGTGGCTGTTGCCCGGTATCCGTTTTCCGCAATCACTATTGAGGAGATTGTACCAGCGGTGGCACAAGCCTCAAGTTAATGTAGAAAGTATTCCAAATGTCTAATTCATTTGAAGATTTTTGGGATGAAGATGAAGATTATTTTTGTGAGTGTTGCGAATGTTTCACTTGCATTTGTTCAAAAGAGGAGACTAACATGACTATTGATTTCACGAAACCAGTTTACCTTGCCAGCTGCTTTGACGCTTGTGGCTTGACGAATGATCTGGATGCAGTCACCAAGAAGGCAGCCATGGCTGCGAAGAACGATCGAGAAGGGGATGATTATCTCGTCCTTAAGGCGATCAAACGTGTAAGCATTCCAATGACGGATGCCACCATTACTGATCTTGTTGCCTGACTACTCACCTAGTTAGGCATCTCCTGCCAGTTACAAAGAACCTGGTAGAGCCCGCGGTCAAAGGTTTCAATACCAATGTGCGCGGCGGGCACAGTTTATTTATAGTTAGGCAATTTGCCCACTCACTTGGAGTAACGATCATGTCTATCTTTCGCACAACTCACCTACACAATAACGATAAGATAGAGAAGTTCCATCCCTCCAAGGAAGAGGCGGTGACCTTCTTGACTATCAAAGCTTTCGAAGACTTTCTGGGAAACATTCCCACTAAAGGAATGAACTTAGAAAAGAGAGCTGACACTGCAAGACAACTTCTTCCTGCTCTTCTAGATAAACTAGATAAAATTGAAGAAAGCATTCAACAATTTGATCTTCAGAAATAGTTTGTTACTCAGCCACTAGTCGCATATATCACCGGGTGGTAATAATCCCTGGTAATACTGATCAGGGTACCGAGTGCAACTCAGCCTAGAAAAGTCCCCGTGTCCGATACTATACGTTCGATGCCACGTTCCGGATTGAAACGTTAGGAAACTTCCGCAGACGAAGATACGTATAAGTCGTAACTTGGGAACCTGGGTGAGTGGTGATGGAGTGGTGACCATCCTAGTGAGGAGAGACCCGGCACATACCGTAAAGTATGTCCTTAAAGGTGTGAAAGCAGACTGAGGCTTCTCAATCCATTTAGCTGCAGGATACAAAAAGCAGCATAGAAGGGCTACATCAGTACAAGTACTGGTTCGAGTCCAGTCCTACTCGGCTGACAGATACCGAGAGTGTGGCGCAACAACTGGCAGACGCAACTGATGATGCCACCCGCAACGTCACCTGTGGAGGCTAAAAACGGAGACAGTAGGACACACACCCCTATGTCCGGTGGCAGACGATCAGCGTGATTGCATCCTTGATGGTCTCCAACGCCTAATCCGGGGCTTCTGGCCCAAGGTCAATCAAATATAGGGTAGTGTCATCCACGCCTCACGTGGAGTAGCTTTGAATACCAGTCTCATACGTAACAACTTGTGAGGATGTACTCATGAGCCTGGAACGAGGTATAGTATGAGACAAGTAAGATACACATCGTTCTTCGGACGGAGAGTAGGTTCCGAGATGGTTCAAATCCATCAAAGGTCGTTGGGCGGCCAGATGCTTTTCCTCAATGGCAGCACGAAAGAGCTTGGTAAAGGAACCGAGGCCAGTCCTAAGCGTCTTCTCTTGGAGTCCCCAGGAAATAAACTGACTCGTAAGTTAATCACATTGGCAGAAGTGAGACAGTCTTGTGTACCAGGCCACCGCTGAAAGAATGCGGACTGGAGTAGACAGCATCAGATTGGTGCGCATCAAGGCCACCTAGGTGCTTCCTCTATTGTTTGCAAGGTACCTCTCAAGGATGCATGCAGGGTGCAACCTGTGTATTCTGACTACCAATCAGAATGTGGTGAGACGAACGACGTTGAAGAGGTGAAGAAGAGTGTGATCCGAAAGCAAGGGTTTCTTAGGTGTAGACTGTTAGGGTTCATTTACCCTTCTGGTTGTTGTTTCCCTCCTTTGAAGAGCAGAGCAACATTAATGATCACCGATGAACAATGCCCATTCCAAGCAGCAACGATCAGTTATTATCCCTGGTCCACGACACAGTATGCCGTGTGCTATAGTGTGCAAACTCACATTGACCGTCTTGTCCTAGATGTAGGAAAGAATGGTGACGAGCAGTAGAATGTGTAGCCAATGTAGCGGTAGGCGTAGTTAACTCCGGCTTTCTTACATGGCTGGTTATCCCTATTAGCGAACGAGAAGTATCAGGCAACTGAGTACGCTGACTGATTCGGTCCGGAAAGGTATTCTACATAAGTCTCTTGTGAGATATTCTTACTTCTAGTTACCCAGCTCCGGCTATCTACCGCAGGCTGGACCATCCTAGAGATTGGAGGTGTTGGATGAGGTATAAGTATATTACTCCACCTATCCGCCCCCCTTAAGTTCATCAATACGCCGAAGAGAGGAGGATTCCATGTTCGGCATGTATCCATACACACAACCTCCGGTGAAATCTATGAAAGAACAAATAGAAGAAGCGGAGTTTCTCTTAGACTTTATGAAAAAGAAATTCGAAAAGAAAGATGATAAAGGACCAACTAAGTTGAAAGATAAGAAGTTCTCCCTATGGGAAACTGGTTTAGTATTGGCAGTAGTTAGTTTTATCTGTGCAGTTCCTATAGTAACATATCAATTACATTCCCTATTAATGTTGAAACAGGCGATGGATGCGGTGATGAAATGAAAATGACTGTTGTTCATCGAAGATGGCGATACGTAGATAATCGTGGACTAAAATTAGTGGCAACAAGAGAATACAAACGAATAATGAAACTTTGGAATATGACTAATTTAATTTACTTTCACCATTATATCTGTGAAATTAACCGTTATGATGGTGCTCCTTATGATGTAATACATATTGAAATCGATACACACTCTAGTACCTGACGTTTATGCACTCTTGCAAACAAAAGGATGGTACAATGGCGATCTTACTGAATACTTTACGACGGTATGCAATCAAAGGCTTCGATCCCAATGGGACAACAACTCAGATATCAGTGGCAGCTTGCGACTCTCGCGAATGGGAGATTGTTGTCCAAGAGCTCTCTGGTATTCGGTCCATAAACCAGGAGAAGCTGAACCATTGCCTCCGTGGGCTAACTTCAAATATACCTACGGACATATAATCGAAGCATTAGCCTTAACCCTAGCTAAGGCGGCTGGACATAGAGTCGAGGGAGAACAGGATGAGCTAAATGTCTTGGGTATCAAAGGTCATCGCGACGCTATTATTGACGGCTGTGTGGTGGACGTTAAATCTGCTACAAGCTTCAAAGTGGCAGAAAGCAAACGGGGATCTTTGGAGAAGAACGACAGTTTTGGTTACCTCGATCAGCTTGATGGTTATGTACTTGGATCTGCTAATGATCCTCTGGTTACTGTAAAAGATAAAGGATATCTCTGGTTCATCGATAAAACTTTGGGGCACATGAATGTCTACGAACATACCGCGCGATTTGGACGAATACGGGATCGCATTAACGAATATAAGATCATCACTGAGTCACGCACAGCGCCTACTTGTACTTGCAGAACGAGACCTTCAGGTGCGTCCGGAAACATCGAGCTTGATGTTAAGGCAAGCTATTCTGCGTATAAACACGTCTGCTTTCCAACTCTTAGAACTTTCCTCTACGCTGACGGACCTAAATATCTCACTCATGTTGTTCGGCGTCCTGAAGTCCCAGAAATCGACAGACAAGGAAGAATAGTCTATCACTAGAAATAAATTCGAGGAAAGAACTCGACAGCATTTAAAAAGAAAGAAGATAAACTTTGATTACGAAGTCTCTAAAATACCTTACATCATCACGGGGAACTATATCCCTGATTTTACTATTGTCACTAGCGACGGCAGTGTTTGGTTTCTTGAATGCAAAGGACATTTCAGAGCAACAGATAAGCGGAAGCTTGCTGCTGTTAAACGGTGTAATAGCAATCTTGATATCCGAATTCTCTTTTATCGACGAGTTGAGAAAAACATCCGATGGGCCGAGAAACATGGATTCCCCTGGGCAATAGAAACAATCCCTACGGAGTGGTTAAATGTACACACTGGATCTTAATAAAGAAGAATTTGCTCTAATTCGACTTGCTGTAGCCAAATCACTAGACACTCTAGCGAAAGAAGATTTATCTTCTTTATTATCTATAATTAGTAAATTTACAAAACTCCTTAAAGAGGATAAGAGCAATGAAACCATATAAAGGTGAGATACACAACTGGCGTAAAGTTGCTTGTAACTTCGGAGGATGGCCAACTACTCCTTTCGGAGCTACTGGTTATTTCTGTATAAGAGGAAATCCGGTAGGGCATCCTACGTTTGTCGCTTGGATACTAACCTCTCGTGTTATTTCAATAGATGAGAAGGGTATGTGTGAAACACAGAACTCAATGTATAAACTAATAGGATTGGAACAATGTTAAAATTTCTTGAAGCTTTTATGTTTTATATATATGGAGTAGCATCTGGAGTTGCTATAGCAATACTAACATTTATAGGTACTCATAATTGTTACTCAACATTAGGAGGAGCAGGACTTATCTGCTCTACACATAGTTTTAGTTTTGATTTCTTATTCCATTGATGAAATAAACAAAGTGCTCCAGACCTATACCTTTGAAGATATAGCGGAGCACAATGATGTACTTATTGAAGACGTACTTGAAATGTTGATTAAAGAATACCATTGGGAATTACCTAAGCCCGCGCCGCTTTGCGGCGACGACGCGAGCTATGCTCGCTAGAGGAGCCATTACAATGAGTTTCTATGCAAATGTAACGTTTAAAACACCTTCTAAGATTTCAGCAGGAAAATATGAAGGTAAATCTTGTGATGATTTATATAATATAAAAGAAGCAACAGATGAATTAGAAAATAATGTTGAACTTGCAAAGAATAAATTAGATAATATTATGAAAGGTTGGGCGTTAAATAGAACAGACATTTCATATGGTTTCAACGGTTCTCCTAAATCTGGGTGGGAATTATGGTATCAAAGGTATTATGACAAATGAAACATCCGCAAGATAAAGCACAAAGGCTTTACATAAATGATCAAAAGAAAAGAAAGAAAGCTAACAGAGGAAGTAAAGAAGACGTTCATGATGGATCTCTTGACTCCCTTCGTTCCGACGATGAAGCAGAACGAGACAATTAAAGATTTGTCCATTCGAACAACTGCCAATCATTTACATATTACTTATTTAATAGAGGAGGAGGTGTAATACTATAGTCCATAATTATGCAAAAGAAAACAAGTGGGAAGACTCTACTGTGCAAGTAAAGCGTAGAGAGGCGCGAAATAAAGCTCGTCTCCACGCAATGAAAGCAGGGAAAGTCCACAAAGGAGATATGAAGGAGTTAGATCATGTTGGATACCACCGCACTGGTTCGCTCGATCGCGTCCCCACCCGCGTTGTCTCACGACACGCCAATCGTATCAGACAACCTCCCCGTCACTGACGACACACCATTGTCGTCTGAAGATATTATGACGATCGATACTAATCGTCGTCCAGCTCTTGCTCAGTTCTTCCAGGATTCGGAAGATTTGACAGATGAGGAAGATGATCCTCTCGGAGATCATATCTGGGAAGACGATACAATTGATTAACTAACTGAAGCCCACGGCAGTAATATCCGTGAGGAGCGTTAATAATACGCAGCCGTGGGCTTCTTTTAAGGAGATTATGTGAATAAACAAAAGAAAGAACAATTAAGGAGAAAGATGCATAAGCATAACGATGGTTGTATAACAACTAAGACTATTACCACTAGTAATGAACTAGGTTCACTGAGGACTACATTTATTCCAAATCTGATTAACTTAGTTAATTTAACACCTCAATTTCCAGAGGTTACGAAACAGGAGAAGAATATGTATTTCAGTAAAGATACCCAGGACTACCAGGCACGTAATCGTCTCTATTATCGTGCACAGGATGCCACCCAAGAGCATGAGAATCATCTTCGTGATGTGTATCATCTGAATGATACTGACATTACTACGTGGTCTCAGGAAGATGCAATCCAAGCACTTAAGGATGGCAAGTTTGTCTTCCGTCGGCCGGAGGATGCAAAGAAACCCGGTAATTTCCATTACTATGGTCTCGATGTTCGATATCGTGATCCTTCAAAGCCGGCTGATGAGGTTGGTTTTAATACCGCAAGGAATACTCTTCGTGAGTCCTTCGAGATGGTGGTCGATCACATCGCTGTCGCAGACCCCAAGGATGCTCTGAAGAAGGTCGATTCCTTCCGTGAACACAAGTTTCATTAATCTACGAAGAGAGTGGATCATCAGAGGTCGGGTCAGTATACCGAAGCAGAAAGTGGTCTCTGATGTAAGAAACTAAAAGGGGTACCCGCACACCCCACATGACTAAACCCCGGCACCGAAAGGTGACCGGGGTTTTTTAGTGTCTAATTACTGCTTATTGATTTATTTAGTTATTTTTGAGATTCTTTATCTATTGTATTTTTCATCTTTTCATACCAATCTTTATAAGCTTTAGGAATATCTGGAGTGTCCCAATCTTTAGAAGTTATCGGTTTATTTTCAGATCTGGGATGATAATCATAAGGCTTCTCAGATTCTATAGGTCCACCTTCGAATTGATTCTTATACCAATCTGATAAAGCTTTCTCATATTCAGGATCTCCTTTATTAGGAAATACACCTTCGGCTGGATTATATGGTTCTGTTTTACCAGGAGCTAGTTCTTCACCAGATGCTCTGTTCTGTCTAGTCTTCCAATCATATCCTTTTAAGCTATTAAGTTTACCAGCTACAGCGTTTCTAGTAGTTCCCAATTCCTTAGCTATTTCAGAGAAAGACATTCCTTCTTCATGCATACGGATAAGTCTATTTACATTCTCAGAATGAGCCCATAAAGATAAATCTCTCTTTATAGCTCCGCTTGCAATACCTCCAGCTCTACCCATAATACCGCCTAATTCACCAGGACCTATAACATCTTCAGGTTTAAGCTCTTTAAGAAAGTTTAATACTTTACTTCCTTCTAAGCCATGTTTAGCAGCTAAATCTTGTATGGACTTCTCTTGACTAGGTGAAAATGGAGTATAGTTTTTATCGGACATAGGTTTATATTCAGGATATGGCGTTACTTGTCCTTCAACTCCGGTATCTGATTCTACATCGCTAAACTTTCTACGACTTTCTAAAGCACCTTGTAGTCGACCTCTATAGTCTTCTCTAGTTGCATTTAATTCCTCTGGAGTCTGTTGAGGAGAAGATTGGAACCACCAGTTCTTTACTTGGCCTTTGCCATGAGGAACATCTAAAGGAGATGGAAATCCTTGAGCAGGAGAGAATCTCTCATTAAAAGTATTCTCAGGATTTGAACTTTCCCTTTGGTCATTCATTGCGTGATAAAGATTTCTATGCTCAGCCATAATAGTAGAGTTAGCTTTCATAGTGAAGGGTTCTACTGTACCAGGTTTATCTGGTTCTTTATTAACTGTGGGAGAATCTATAGATGGATTGTCTTGCCCTGTCTTCTCCCATGCTTTAAGTGTACCTTCTACTTTAGAATGAGTTAAGATAGCTAACTTCTTACCTTGGTTATTATTAATAGCATCTCTGATACCTGCCTGGGATCTATCTTTGAAATCATTAAAACTCTCTGCACCACCGACAGGTTCATTTGGTGTCTTATCTACAGCATCTTTCATCTTCTGGGTATTCTTATCGTCGCAAGGCTGTCCTTCTAGACTGCCCATATCCCATGTGTTTAGTTTATCATCGAACTGTGGAACTATGCCTAGCTTAGCAGCAATGATATGAGCAGATTCTTTAGCTCTAGGAAGACTAGAGGATACAATAGCATCTACACCTTCTGATTTAAGTTGTCTAGCAGCAGTCTCTGCTTGCTTACGTCCTACGTCTGTTAACTTAGAATTTTTGGTTCTAATGACATTATCTTCATTATCTTCTGTCTCTCCATGACGTACGAAGAATAGTTTATGATCATCGCCAGAAGGATTTAATACATTACCAGGTTCAACTCTTTTAAAATAGTCTTGGAGTTTCTTCTGCCCATGCATTTCTAAATTAGTAGGACCTGGAGTAAATCCATATCTTCCTTCACCTAACTCATTCCAACGACCTCCTTGATATTCTCCAGTAGAGTATTTACTCTCTTCAGAGAATGTAGGATGATTGGGCTTTTTGAATGTATCTGGATAATGTTGCCCTTCTCCAGGCACGAAGTCAGGATTCTCTTTATGAAAGCCTTGCATATCATAATCTTTACTATCCTCAGGACCATACTTTTGACTATAAGTCTTTTGCTCTTCAGAGTTTAATGGAGTATCAAACTTGTTGGCTTGATAAACATCTGTCTTAGGATCATAATTAGGACTTTTAGTTAAATCATTCTTAATAGGATTATCTAAATGATAGTCTACTGCATCTTCATATACTTTAC